TTCGCCTTCGACAAGTTCTGTATCTCGGCGATAAGCCCTGCGATTTCAGTGTTCTCAAATGCCATAATAATTCTCCTTGTGCCCCTGGCTAGGGGCCTAACATCATTGCTTGCAGAGGCCTACTTACTCAGCCTTCCTCGTCGCATACCATGTCCGCAGGAGCCTTGCCGGGGTATAGGGCTGCCAGGACTTCGCCTGCTCCGCCAGGACCTTGGCTGCAGCCGCAGACTGGGGGGCTGCCATAGCGTTCACGTAGTCGGCCTTGGCAAGCTCGACGGGCTCTGTCTTGCTGTCCTTGGTATCCGCCTCCTTGGTCACGGCGGACTTGGCGAACGGCTGTGCCGTCCCACGGTCTCCAGGGCCGGAGATGCCCTTGACGATGGCCTTGAGGCCCTCGGCGATTCCGTCCCGGACCATCTTGGCCACGTCCTCGGCCTTCACTTCCTTGGCGGCCGGGGCAGCGGACTCGGGATTGGCCGAGGTGGGCTCGAATCCCTTGTCGTCCTGGGTGCTCTCAGGGCCCCCGCCGATTACCTTGGCGATGCCGTCGAGATGGGAATGGACGCCCTTGTGGAACGCCAGGTGGCGCTCGTGGTGGGCATCGACATGCTCCCTCAGCTTCGCAATCTTCTCGTGGATGCTCTTGCGAGCAGCCTTGTCAAGCGTTACGTCCTTCTCCATAGCGAGTCCTCCGGCTAGTCTTTCCAGCTCATCTAAAGCATTCGGTATTCCAGAAACATCCCCTTCCTCCAGGGAGGAGAGGGTCTTCCACAGCCCCTCGGAGGCGGCAAGCTTCTCTGCGGACGGCACTTCCATGCCCTCCTGCTCATAGAGACGCCTCAGGGAGGCTATGGCCTTATCCTTGTCCGGGCCCTCGTACTTGTTGCCCCTGTACCCGCCGTGCAGCGCCGCCCAGGCGGCCCCCATATGAGAATGGCTGGGACTTCCGCCCTCGTCGGTCACGGGGAGGTGGTCCGGGGGGACAAGGTAGCGTACCTTCTTCTCCACACTGTCCTTCCCTGGCGTGCCATCCACGGCCTCCTTGGCAGCCTTGCCGCAGGAGGCGCACTTGCCGTCCACGAGGGCCTTGCCGCAGCCTCCGCACTTCTCCTCAGGCTCCCCCACACAGGCGGGGCACTTGCCGTCCGCCAGCTCCTTGCCGCACTTGCCGCAGAACTTGTCCATCTCAGCCTTCCCCAGCAGTATCGGCTGCTCGGTGCCCTTTCCGGCAAACTTCCTCAGCTCCGTGCTGCCGTCCTGCTTGACCATCTGGAAATCGGACTCCGGGTTGTTGGCCAGGTCCACGATGCTTATCTCGGCCAGCCGGGGGATGTACCACTTCTCCCCCTTCTCCACCCACCTGTCCGCATACTTCCCGCCGATAGAGAACCCCGTATAGAGGCCCTCGTACATCTTCTGCTTCGCAATGGGGTCGATTATCTTGGCGGTGACGAAGACCCCCTGGTTCACGTCGTCGAACGTCAGGTCCGTAAGCTTGCCGGCCGAGGTGTGGGGGTTGTGCATCTCCCGCACGTTGCCGAGGTTCTTCCCCTGGCTGGCCTTGAAGACCCGCTCGCTCCAGGAGGAGAACTGGGGCTTGGACCTCTCGTAGTGCATCCGCTCGCCATCGGCATCCCTGGCCTGGGTGGCGGCATACCCCACCGCTATCCCCTGGAAGGGGTCGTACTTCTGGAGCGGGACGAATATGCTCTTGTCGTAGTCCATATCTGGCTAGCGGCCCTCCTGCCGGGGGTTGAGGAGACCTATGGCGGAGTCTGTGCCCGGCAGGAGGCTTTCCCGCTATACTAAAGAAAGCGGTATTGCCTTTCCTGCCAGGCGGGGGCTACACATGATTCCAGTCCCCAGGAACGAAGCGGTGCGAGCCGTCCGATGCCACTATATCCCGGACCCTGGGCCTCGGGGCGCACCCTAGGTCCATGGACTCCCAGTCGTTCCAGATGGCATTCACGCCGAAGTAGTCCACGATGCTACGGGCGGCAAGGTAGCAATAGTTCCAGTGGCGGACCAGGTAGAGTATCTCCTTCGTCCTCCTGGTCATGCCTCCTCGTCCTTGGTGCTGGCCACATAGACAGCGCAGTTGCAGTTCGGGTGGCTGTCGAGCGTGGACTTGGCCCCTGACGGGAAGGCATCCCCCAGGTTGACCTCTTCCCCGTCGTTCATCAGGCACTCGTCGCAGGGGTCGGGCCCGGTGGCCTCCCACGCTATCCTCTTGACCACGCCGGACCTCTCCCAGAAGCCGAGCGATGCTCCCATCTGCGCCCTGCCAACCTCGGTCTTGGCTATAAGGGCAGCACGGGCGTCTGAGAATATCCCCGCCTCGCCCTCCTCCAGGGCTGCCTTGACAGAGGACTGAAGCTCCTCGGGGCTGGTGGCAGTCTTGAGGGACTCCTCAACGATGCTGTTCAGCCTCTCACGGGTAGTCTCCAGGATATTCCACTTGGCATCGGGGTTGTTCACTAGCGTACCGTCAGGAAGCCTTTTCATGCCGACCAGCTCTGCCGCCCTGTCCCTGGCCCAGGCTGCCGCCTGGTCGTTGGCAGGGCCTACCAGGCTGTCCTCGTCCATGTCGAGGAGCAGGGATGCCTGCCCCACGCCAGACAGGGCTGCCTGCTCCAGCGCAGCAGAGGCCTCGGGAACAGCGTCATGGAGCTGCCTTGCTATCCTGTTCCAGTAGTCGGCCCTCCCCAGGATGCCGCCGTCGTCCGCCTTCTTGACCTCGAAGAGGACAGCGCAGTTCCCGAGCGCCTGCCCCTCCGCCTTCTGGAAGGCCGTGCGGAGCGCAAGCTCAAGCTGCGCCGCCGCTATCTGGGAGTTCCTGGTCAGGCTGCCTGGCTGGAGGCGTGGCCTGCCACGCTTTGCCACCTTAGGGCCTTTTCCCTTCGGGCCCTTCGGCGGGATACCGCCTGCTGGCGGGCCCCCTGCCGGGGGCGGAGGCCCGTGCGGCTTGAAGTCGTCCACGGTCATCTCGTCCATGCTCTCCAGCGGGACGGGTCCGGTAGGCGTCAGGTAGATGTGCTGGTTCGCCCACGGCTCGTCTATCTGGTCCCTGTTGTTGCGCTCCGCTATGTCGTTCCAGGAACACAGGCCATGGCTGAAGTCCGAGGAGTCCACCTGGGCGGCCTTGAGCGGGTCCCTGCTCTCCTTAGCCTCGGGGACCGCCTCCATGTCCCCGTACCCGAGCTGGCCGAGTATCTCGTTCAGGAGGTCCCTGCACCAGTCGATGTAGGGCTGGAGCCCCTCTATCTCGCCCTGGACGCTCATCTCCTCGGCCACCGCCCTGTTCACCTGCTTGATGAAGGCGGTGGGGCTGACGCCCAGGCAGTAGCAGCACACACGGGCGAGCCACTCGTCGAACTCGTCCTTGAGCACCTGCTCGTTGAGCTTGGGGAATATGATATTGGGCTGCTTGTCGCCGCCGTAGCTGGGGAGGAAGAACCCCTTGCGCCTGTTGCGGGCATTGCCGCTCAGGATGGACTCAAGGTAGCCGTTCGCCTCCTCCACCTTGGCGATGGGCACGTCCGGGGGCATGAAGGCGATGAACTCGAACCCCATCCCGGACCTGTAGAAGGCGGCCTGGAAGTCCAGGCGGCCAAGCCCCAGGGCAAGGATGGCAAGCGCCTGCTCGATGGGGCTGAACCCGTACTTGCGGTAGGTCAGGCGGTTGCGGACGGCATAGACAAGCTCCATGTCCGTCATCTCCTGGGCAGGGAAGCCGTAGGGGGTAAGCTGGAATGCCGGGCTGCCGCCCTTGGCATCAAAGCTGCGCTTCTTGGCAAGGTAGGACCTGGTGGCCTTCTTGGGGGAGGTCTGCACGAGGTGGCTTGCGGGCCTGCCGCTCGCCTGGTGGGAGGCAGGCTGGTTGCCGGTCTCGTCAAGCAGCGGGAAGACCTGCGCCCCGTCTATCTGCCCCAGGCTGCAAATCCTGCCCTCCTGGTCCTTCTGGAGCCAGACAGAGGCGGCGTCGATGACCAGCATGTCGTCCACCAGCCCCCTCAGCCATGTCCTGAAGCACTGCCAGCCGTCCGGCTTGGCGAAGAAGGCGTTGAGCTGGTCTACCCTGTCGTCCCCGACCACCCGCTTGCGGAAGGCTACCTTGGTCTCGCCCTTCTTCTGCCTGGGCCTGAACTGCCAGTTGATTCCGGCGACCTTGTCCTTCACAGTCTCAAGGATGAAGCGGATGATAGGGTAGTAGCTGAAGTTCCTGATGGTATTGAAGTCTACCTGGCCGTCCCGCCCCTGGAAGGAGATGTTGGTGAGGGGCATGTAGGCATAGCGCCTGGGAGGCGTGCCTGCGGGAGATATGGGATGTACGGGCTGGCCAGCGGGGAACCACTGGACGGGGCTGACGTCCTGTATAGTCAGGGCCCCTCCAGTGGTGGCTATGTCAGCGAGGGTAAGCCTCTGCTTGCCTGAGGGGAGGGAGGCAGGGCCTATGTTCTTGTTCTTGGCCAGGGTCATACCGTCTTCTCCTCGCTATGCCAGCTCAGGTCAACCCCACGGTTGGCCTTGGTGGCCTTGTCCTTGCCGGCCGCCCACAGGGCGGCCTCCCTCGGGTCAAGCGGGGGTGCCTTGAGCCTCTCGACTATCTGGTCCGGGCCGATCAGGAGGGCAGTAGGCTGCTGCCACACCCAGCGGCATACCTTGCAGGTATGCTCGACCATGACCCTCGTGCCGTCCGTGACGGCCTGTATCTCGCCCTTCCTGTGGGCGCAGGCCGGGCACAGGCCGTTTACCGGGACCCTCTTGAAGAGCCAGACGTACAGGCGGGCCATCCACTTGGGGACTGGGACTTTCGAGAGAAGGCTCATTCTTGTCCTCATTTATAGGTTCCGTATTGGGTTTGCCTGGGGGTCCTCCGCCACCTCGCCGCAGGCCAGGCACTTCCTTCCCCGTGCGGCATGGAACCACCTGGCGGCACCGCACCGGCAGGGGGCCTCCGCCTTGCGCAGGTCCTCCGTCTTGGTCGGCTTCTCCAGCGGCTCCTCCTTCCTGTCCAGGAAACGCTGCATCCGCCTCGACATCGGGGTATTGCCCATCCCCTCCACGGCCTGGAGGTGAAGCTCCCGCTTTATCTCGTTTGCGGTCTTCCCCTCGTTGGGGTTGGCGGGCGGCCTGTCCGTGTCCTTCCCTGCCTGCTCCGCCAGGTACTTCCACCACTCCATGAAGGTGCCCTTCTTCCTCCGCCAGTTGAGGAACTGGGACATGGCGTCCACGTCGTCGTCCTGTATGGCATTGGGGAACCTTGCCGCCAGCGCCCTGACCTCCGCCCCGTCCTGGTCGTCGGGGAGGTACACCAGGCCCGCCTCCGCCATGGGGGAGCAGGCCTCCGCCCTGGCCACCTTGTCCCCCCAGTCGGGGGGGACGGGGATGACGGTCCACTCCTGGGAGAGGTCCTCGATGATGGCCTGACCGTTCGCCTTGGGCTCGATGAGCAGGACGGACGCCCCGTGGAGCGTGGCCATCCTCCTTATCGCCTGCTTGGACTCGGCAAACCCCCGCTTCCTGGTGTCCCTGCCCAGCAGGTAGCTTCCCAGGCCCGCCATCCCCCAGGCATGGATGGCCACGTTGGAGGCCGTCTTCTCCTTGGAGCCGAAGCTGGCGTCCACCGATATGGCCACCTGCTCCGCATGGGGTGCCTTCCCAGGCGTGTACATCCTGAACCACCCGGACTGGAATATGACGCCGCCAGGCGGCGCAGGGTCCTGCTGGTACTGCCCCTCGTAGCCCGAGGCCCCCAGCGCCCTCTTCCTCTCCCTCAGCACCTTGTCGCCGAGCCTCTTCGGGTCGAGGAGGCGCATGCTGTTGTCCGGCGTCCTGACGACCTCCGTCCTCGATATGGGCAGGAAGACCCTCTGCTCGCTCCTCGCCTCGGCGGGGAGGCAGAGGTG